AAAATCAATATGGAAAATTCTTCCACTATTGCGGAAAATGGTTGGGTTATGCCTTATTGGAATGTAACCACAAGTATCAAATACCTAATGTCACATGCTAAAGGTGTTTCATCCGGCACAGGTGGTTATTTGTGTTACAACAATACATATAATACATTCTCAGTGAGCTTTTACACAATGAATTGGTTATTTGGTGAAAATAACACATTAGATGCTAAGGATTATGTATTTGAAGGCGAAAATCCAGATACACAGAATAAAATTTTAGAGTGGTGGATCGAAGGTCCAGATAAAAGTACCATGAGTACAGTCTTTGGTGGAAAATGGAGAGGTGTTGACACATCTAAGAAAGAATTGATCCAGAATGACTATACATTCAATGATGGTATAAAGGATACTGTTCTATTAGGATCAAAATCAACATTTCCAGATGCTTCTGATTTGAATTGCACACAAAAGTTATCAGGAGAGGGATCATCTGAAACTCTATTTAATTCTACATATAATGAGTGGGTAAAGGTATATTCACTCCAAAATAAAATAAATATAATTATACAAGGTAACGAGAAACGATATGCCGGAATGCAGATAACAATCCAGTGGCCAAGTATAAACAAAACATTTCCACAGAATTATAACAAACAGATGGAAGGAAAATATTTAGTTAGAAGCATCACTCATAATTTTGTTGGCAAGGGAACGAGTAATATAAATTACATGCAGCGAGTTGTTCTTATCAAAAATGGTTTTGAACGAAGTGATTCACAGTATCTTGTGCAAGCAACCAAAATGAATATTAGTGGTGGTAAGAAAAAAGAGTTTGTGAGGATGGGTTAAGATGAATTTTAATGGTTTTTACCGTGCGGTTGTGGAGGAAAACGTAGACCCGGAAAAAAGAGGCCGTGTTCGTGTAAGGATTTGGGGGTTACATACTGAGAAGAAAACCAAATCGGATACAGAAGGAGTACCATCAAATGAATTACCATGGGCGGAACCGTGTTTGCCTATTCATGAAGGCGGTGTTACCGGATTTGGAATATTTGGAGTTCCATTACAGGGATCACATGTGATGATATTTTTCGAGAGTGGTAATCTAAGTCAGCCACGGTATTTTGCGTCACTTCCAAGTTTTCCGACAAAAAGAGTTGATAAAACCACAGGTTTCAATGATCCAGATGGTGTTTATCCAAAAGAAAAGAGATTGAATGAGCCGGATTATCATAGACTTACCAGAGGCGTTACGGCTGAAACACTTGTGCAGAAGAAGAATACTGATAAGGCCCAGGGCGTTGCTACAGCGTCCGGTGAAACATGGAATGAGCCTTCACTATATGGTACTAATTATCCACATAATTTAGTAATGGCTACACATGCTGGTGTTGTTATTGAAATGGATTCAACACCAGGGTCCAATCGCTTACATTTATATCACCCTTCAAATTCATATATTGAAATTGGTCATGATGGAGATATGATTATACGAAATCAAAATAACAGATATGAGATAGTATTAGGCGCAAGCAATTCACATGTAAAGGGCAATGAGAATATGACCGCTGACGGAGACATCAACATTTTTGCCGGGGGAAATATGAATGTCAAGGCAAACGGAACTGTAAAAATAGAAGGTGGACTGGTGCAAATAAACTAATGGCATTACCAATCAGCTTAGACCCTTGTGAAGATTTGAATAACTATGTTGACACAAAAACACATGCGTTGGAACAGGCCGGTGTTGGTTTGAAGCAGACTATAAACACGTTGAGAAACAAATTGAAAAGTTATGCTGAAATACCATCACTACAAAGTACGATTGACAATGCCATAGCAGTAGCATCAGTTGATGATATCAATGCAGGAACAACAGCGATTACTCAAATCAAGAACTTTTCAGGAACATGTTTAGACCCTATCTATAATAATGTAAGAAGTTATGCTCTTGATATTGACGGTGAAATAACAGATGCTATTGATGATATAACATCTTTTGTTGCGTTACCGGAAGTTAATCTCTTGAAGCCATTGAGGGCAGTAACGTCAGCTCTTGGCATGGCCAATTTGGAATCATTGGTAGCAGAGCTTGATGAAAAGTTGGGTTGCCTTGCAGATCAGGGATCAGAGTTAGGAGTGTGTTTGTCAATGATTGATAACTTCAATGACAGGATTGATGATGTTTTGAGGTATCTTGGTCTTGCCGATGATGCTAAATGGGATTTAGATTATTTCATTTCAAGTTTCGATATAAGTATAAATCCAGATGTTTTGAGTAACATGGGAAGTTTAGATACTAAAATGGATAGTTTGACAACAGAAGCAACAGCTAATATAAAAAAGATATTAGGTGATGGAAATGTTCTCAATAAGGATTGGTTATAATGTCATTATGTAGCAGAATAGGAGATATGGGCAGAGGTTATTGCACAGGCGGAGATGGCCACGGTGATGTAACCGGAACTATATATTCTGGAGCAGGAAAAAGTTTAGCAGAGGGTTCTAACATAGCACGGATGAATGATATAATTATATCTGATTGTTCACATCATAAGGTAGGTACAATAATTGAAGGGTCAGGTACGGTATTTGTTGAGGGTTCATTATGTACCCGATTGGGAGATTCGTTTGACGGTGCCTTTTCAGGTACAATATTGGAAGGTGCCGGTACGGTTTTGGTGGGAGGATAGAAAGTGAGTGATTATGAAGTTTTACAAGAAATGGTTGATGCTCTACCATCACTGTTAGACGGTTTGAATGCAGGAATAGTCAATTTAAATACATCTATTGATAGTTTGACAGATGAAAAAAGTGCTGTTGAATGGACACAGACGGTAATGACAACAGGTGCTTCAGCATGGATGGCACAGAAAAGGGATGATATCAATCCTTTATATACTGTTAAAGTATCAGGTTCGTATGGAATAGATAATTTACACCAGTGGGCCATTGTGGACCCAAATTGGGGAGGCGGTAGGTATGTTTACTATTCAGGTTCAATGGTTGTAAGTGCGTCACCAACTACTTTGCCAGAAACACAACAGTATAATAGGCAGGTGGCTTTTCCACATACATATACTCATATTCATAAAGTAAATTCATTGACAGGAACTTATGGTATTGATGCAAAGAAAACCAATTTGACTACAGGATTAGGTTTGATGGAAGCTAATAGAGATAAGTATGAACATTTATATAGTGCTTATGATAGAGTTCTTAGGGAGAAGTAAATGACAGATTATATGTATTCTGATGTAGACATGGAGCTTACACGTCAAACAGATGGTGATATTCAAAAAGATACCGAAACTGATGCCGTTATAAACAGCTTGAATAACATCATAGCAACTTTACAGGGTAGTAGGAGAATGATACCAGAATTCGCTCAAGATATTTGGTCTTTGCTTTTCGAGCCATTGGATGATGATACTGCCAGAATGATAGCCGAAAGAATATTAGATGCTATACGGATATGGGAAGACCGTGTTGAGGTTATGACTATAAATATTGATACAGATTTTGATGCAAATTTATACAATTTGAGATTAGAATTTAGAATAAAACCATTAGAAGAAATAAAAGCAGTTAAGTTTGTGCTTTTTACACAATAGGAGATTGAAATGAGTACGCTCGTACCAGATTATTTGAATATAGATTTTACGACAATAATTAACAGGATAAAATCACAGCTTGCTAATAGTGATGTTTTCAAAGATTATGATTATGAAGGTGCTAACTTTACTATTCTGATGGAGCTTTTGGCATACGTAGGTGAGATGAATGTGTATTTGCTAAACAAAATAGCACAGAATGTGCATATTGAAACGGCAGATATTTACGAAGCTGTAAATAGAAATGCCAGGCAAATGGGATATGAACCAAAGGGTCCGGTTTCATCAAGAGGAACAGTAACGGTTACAGTGTCAGGAGTAACACCGGATCATGAATATAAAATAGCAGAATATACACAATTAGAAAGTTCTGAGGAATATGATTCAGAAGCAATAAAATTTGCTAACACAACACTTTATAGTTATACTCCTACAGGAACAGGTGATTTTACTTTAAACATAACGGTAAGACAAGGTGAGGTTACACAGCTTACCGGTTACACTGGAGATGACCTTGTAGACAACGAACTGGTATTACCATCAAATTATGCTTACGATAATGATCTTGATGATGATTATCCATCACTATCATTATATGTAAATGGAAATAAGTGGATAAGATTGTCAGATTTTTATGATGATTTATCTTTGCTACAAGATGTTCAAAATGTTTACCAGTTTGTATATGATAGATATCAAAGAAGCAAGATTGTATTTAGTTCTTCAAGGAGTGTTCCCACAGCAGATGATACAATAAATCTTACAGTATTGAAAACCCTTGGGTCAAATGGTGCTGTAGGTGCCGGAACGATTACAATATTACCGACACAGTTTTTATATGATGTAACAAGTTCAACGTGGGTTGCAAATTCATTTGTATCAGTTTCTAATTCAGGTGTAACAACTGGCCAGGCTGCCGCTGAAGATGCAAATACAATCAAAAGCAATGCACAAACTGGATTACATGCTCAATTTAGAAATGTAACAGCGACAGATTATATATCAAATCTTGAAAGCAGATCGGATATTAGTGTTGCCCAGGCCTGGGGCGAACAAGATATTGCACCATCCGGTAATGTAAATGAATTCAATAAAGTCTATTTGAGTATTATACCGACAGAATGGAATTCTTCTACAATAGGAACAGCCGATGCATGGTGGAACACAGATTGGAATGTAAGTGCTGCCATAATTTCACCGTCTGGTTATAATACGGCCTGGCAATCAACTTTGAAATCATATATTGAACCACGGAAAATGATTTCAGCGTATGAGGTTTTTGAATTACCAGACTTGGTATATTTCAGTTTTGAATTTGGAGTAAGGTTGAAAAGGCTTTATAGTCTTGCATTGGTACAAAATGATATCAAAAATAAATTGATTTATTATTTCAGATCAGTCAATCAAAATTTCAACAGTATTATAAATTTCAATGATATCATAGAATATTTACTTGACACCACACAAGTTTCTCCAACAGATAATTTTGACAATATCCGTGGCGTTAGAAATTTGAACTTGAGAGATTTGGATGTCAACAAAATAGTTTATGAATCAAATAATATTAGCAATTATCCACAGTATGTTGAGACATCAATTGAATATACAGGAGAGAATCAGCTTAGAAAAATCCAGCTTGGTTTCAATCAATTTCCTATATTACAGTCTGATGCAGTAGTAATAAATGAGGAAACATAAATGGCAAAGTTTTCAGAAAGCAGTCATAATATTTTAGAAGAATATTTTGACGTTTTAGGTGCAACACGTACCGGAACTGATAATTCTTATGTGCTTGGTAAACGTAAGACGGTTGTTTCAGAAGGTAGTGGATCAGATGTTATTCTATATCAATTAGTAGATGGGGCAATGTCAGCTCATAGATTTTTGATACAATCTATAACAGATAATTATTTCAAATTTCAATATAGAGGTAAAGAATCCAAATATACAGGTGCCCCAAATTTGACAATGGGTGAAGAAGTATATTTCAGGAAGGATTCTTATTTTCATGTATGGTTGAGACAAAACACAGCTTATGAAAATTTTGTCAATATTGATAAGAGATTTATATATTTTGGTAGGATTTATCCAGTTACAAATGAATCAACCAATTATAATATAATTTTTGAAGGTTTGAAAGATTTTGCTGTTGATGCATTACCAGAACACAATCAAACAGACAATGTAAAGGAGTTATTTAAGATTTTCTTTGATGTAGCATATCATGATATCTATAATATGACTAAAACATTATGGTCATTTTTTGATGCTAAAGAGGTAAATATTGATCATCTCAATTATCTTGCAACAAGAGCAGGAGTTGAGACAGACAAGGATAAAGTCGAAGAACTACCATTGAGAGAGTTTATTGACAATTTGCCTTACTGGTTAAAACGTAAAGGCACATACACAGCATATTATATTATATATAAATTGCTATTAGAAAACACCACAAACAAATTGAACATCTATGAACGCTGGGTGGAATGGTGTTTGAAATCTAAGCGTCAAGGTGTCAATTATATAAATGAGAGGGATTTTGATAACCATCATATTTTAGAATATTATGGAATACAGCCCAGTGGTGGAGCTGGAATATATTATGATAGATATGATCCAACATCATATCCGGTACATACAAATTTTGCTGGCCGGCCTGATTGTTCAGCAGACCCAAGCCCGTCAGGCTATCCGGTTATGTCACCACATTATAAAGTTGAGATTGATTTATCAAGTGAACCATTAGGTGAGGATTATATTATAGATGAAGATACGACTGCTGAACTACTTAGATATTGGGACTACATCAAACCAGTAAGTAAGTTTGTTCATTACCATATGTTATTATCACCTACAGGTAAAATTGATGAAAGCGGTGAATCAGTGTCATTGTATGATCCAAGACTCACGGCTATTTGTGATACAAGATTTACAGGATCAACAACTATTACGGCGGCATCGGCTTATACACCATATGTGGATTTATATGATGAAACATCAGTTTATAATACTGATACAAGTTATAATACATGGACAATAGATACAAATATCTATTCACCAGAGTTGATAATTCAAACTTATGATCCTGATGGTAACATAGTGTATCCAAAATCAATTGATTTTGTTGATAAAGGAACTCTAAAAATTGATTGGTTCGGCGCAGCAAGAGGAACAGCGTATCTTGCCGGCCGGAAAAGGGAAGGAACCACAGGAACAGCATATTATAATACATCAGGTTCATCGGCGTGGGATATTTCACATTCGTTTTCACCATCAGGTGTTGTTTATCAAGTTTATTCTGGAATTACAGAACCATCACCATCAGCCTGGAGGTTTCATGAAATAGATAGATTGGTGCCAGATATAGCAACATCATTGAGTGATAATACTTTGAGATTGAACTTTAGTGAATCAGTAAGTGGTGCTGCTTTTGTTCGTAATGCTGATTATTACCATTTACAGAAGTCAGCATCTTCCACATGGAAAATTGATCATAATATGAACATCAAAGGTGCTATTATTCAATGTTGGGATCACGAGTCAGAAAGACTTTATCCTGAAAATATTCAGGAAATAAGTTCTAATGAACATAAAGTTACATTCTCAGAATTAGTGTCAGGATATGCTACACTGATAGCATTTGAGAGAGAGTTTGTAGAACAAGATGCTATAATTACTAAAGGATATTGGAAAATAGGAACCGGGTCAGATGATTATTTCAATCCTTTTGTAGCTAATGATTTGAACAGTTGGTCAGCAAGTGGTGAACTAATAAGTTTTACTGACACAGGGACAGGAATTGATGGGTATCATGTTATAGAATTCAGTGTCCCAAAACAAGGCGAACAAACTCTGAATGAACTTGGTGTTTTCGATCCAAGGTTCAATATGCTATATTATACAAGATGTAGTAATTTATATAAACCAGATAATGTTCAATTGGATGTAGTATATAGAATAACAAAACAACAAACAGGAGAGTAAGTAAAATGGCAAGAATTCATTATTGGCAATATATTGTTGATGATCAAGGTAGACCATTACAGGATGTAGATGTAAGATTATATCTTTCAGATAATCCAACACAACAAGCAGATATTTTTACACATCATGCTCTTGGGGCACCAACTAATACGAGCACTGCTAACATGAAAACCAACAGTGACGGGTTTTTTGAGTTTTGGGTAGGAGATGAATTTGAAAATGTTGGTGGGTATGTTTCAACACAGAAATTCAAATTGGTATGGCAACGAGCTGGTATTCAAATAGGTTCTATTTCAAATATAGATATATTTCCACCTATTTTCAAGGTGGATGAAACAGATAATAGTTCATCAACTGTAACCGACAAGAACAAAACAATCAGTAATGGGTTAGCTTATAAATGGGACACACATGTTGATTCAGGAGTTGCTGCGTTGCCACATGATATCAATCCTGTAGACACAAACAAAACAGATTCAGTATATAATAAACTGGTTAGCAATTCACTTATGAATTATATTTTATCTGCTATTGCATCAGCCGGTACATTGAGTATTGCAGCAACAGGTGCGGTTGAGCGTAATTTTACTGTAACATCATGGACAGCATCAGCAGGTGCTTATTATACTGTCTTGAGCCATTTTATTGGAAGGCAATATCCAGTCCTTCAAGTATCACATGCAAGTGATGTGGCCGGAGGATTGGCAAATTTTAGATATGATCCTTTGAAGGTAAAATCTCTGAATATAAACCAAATAGAGCTTTGGGTATCAGAGGATAAACATGCAGAGGTTACAATAATAGGTTAGGAGAACGAAATGGCAAAGGTCCAACAATGGTTATATTTAAAAGATGAAGAAGGCGTTCCAATTGAAGATGTCTATTTGCATTTATATCTCACAGGAACAGAGACAGAAGCTACAGTTTTTTCTGATTCAATTGGTACTTCATTAGATCAATCAACCTGGACAACAGGAGCAAGCGGTTTTTTTGATTTCTATATTGGTAATGAATGGGACCCACAAGGTTATAATGCTAATCAATATTTTGATTTGGTTTGGTCTTTGGCACCTTTCAACTATCTTACAGATGGTAACATGGAAACTGATCCAACTTCTGCTTGGTCAGCATATAATGCTACATTGGCAGAGGAAACAACAACGGTTAGAAGTGGTTCTAAAAGTCTCAAAGTTATTGATACTGGCAGTACGGCGTCAGCTTATCAATTGATATCAACAGAAGTCGGCGTGGAATATCGTGTTACAGGTTATACATATATTCCAAGTACATTAGGTGTTGCAGCTTCTAATATTTTTGCTGGTCGATATGTAGCTGGTAGTGAATATGGTGGAGCACAGGTAACAATTGAAGATTCATGGCAAATTGCAACCTTTGATTTTACTGCTACAACTACAACTGCATATATTCACTTACATTGTCAAGGCCCTGCAAATGATGGAAGTGAACATGTTTTCTTTGATGATGTGTCTATTGAGAGACTTACAGCAGTTACTAAGTCTGGTATTATTGACAAGATTCAAATGTTTCCTTTCCTTTTTAGTGTTGATGAAACAGATACCGACACTATCAGGGACAAACTATTAAATAATCAACTTGCATATAAATTTGAACAACATGTAGATTACAGAAGTTATCCAACAGAACCACATAATATCAAACCAGTTGACACTAATGATCCAACTGATTCTACATATGATAAAGTGGTTACGAACAGCTTGATGAACGAAATAAATGGCCTTCTCAATATTTTACTTACTTGCGGTGGAGATGCTATTTCAATTACAGCTTCTGGTTCACTTGTTGAGACTATCCTTTTGGATACATTTACACCATCAGGAAGTGGTTATTATACTGACTTGGTTCACACTATCAATAGAGGCAGAATGTATCCTATATTACAATTTTATGAGTATCTATCAGATGGATATAAAGGTAGGCCACCAATTCCTGGTAGTCCATCTGCTGGAAGTAATCAGGTAATTCATCCAAGGGCAATACAGGATCAATCTACAGATACAATTAGGGTATGGACTGTAAATGATAATTGGCTTATGGCAACAGTAGTTGCATCAGGATCATAAAATGAAAATGAAATTTAAAGACTATCTCAATGATGATATAAATAAATTTAGGAAATTGAAGGTGGGTCTTGTTAGAACACCGGCAGGAGATGAAGTAGTGCGCCGTGTCAAACAGGATTTTGATTTGGGTATAGATTTACTTGAACTTAGAGAGGAGTTGAATTCAACACTCAAAAAGAGTTATACCGGCAAATTCAAATTTGATTTTTGTTTGATTGAGGATATAAATATTGAGAGATTGAAAGTTAAAAATAGACCAGAACTTATAGACAGATTGAAAGAAAAGGTTTTCAAGGTGTCAGATAGTTTAGCAAAATCACAAACACAGGTGGAGAGAGAAATTGAAAATTTACGGGACAGTTAATATATTAGGTAAATTTTGGCCTCAACGGACTTCAGATATTGTTGATGTTGTATGGACAGCAAATGATGAAGGTAGAATATTATATGATTTGGACAATAATCATTTTTATTATGGTACTTCATCAAAGTGGCAAAAAATATCAGATATAGATGATTTATTTAGTATTGGAACGAATTTAATATTTGCATCCGTTTTACCTACAGGGTGGAATATAAAAGATGTAGATGATAAAGTTATTATGCTAACAGATTATTCAAACCAAATAGGTGATATTGGTGGCTCTTGGATAATAACAGGAGGTTCTTCTGCTGGTAATCATAAACATTTTACAACAGCAGGATTAGGATTGTCTGATACAAATGTCAACGCCAAAGTTAGGACAGGTGATAATAAAATGGCAAACAAAAGCCATAAACACACATTTACTAATACGGGAAATCATAGTCATACTTTTGATGGTAGTTGGAGGCCCAGCAGTGTCAAATTAGCAGTTGGTGTTTATCAAGGATAAATATGGATTTTCATGAAATAAACGGACAAGGTGAAATTTGGATTCAAAGAGTAGATGATATCAATTTGATTGGTCATACTTCTGATGATGAAAGTCGTTTAGTGTATTCAAAATCAAATGATAAAGTTTACATAGGAACAAGCACAGAATGGAGAGATTTGGCAATAGAATATTCAGTTATGGAACAAGGTGCTAAAATGTTATTTGGTTCATATCCACTACCTATTGGATGGAACATTGGAAACAGAAATGATGAAGTTGTGTTGATTACAAATAGTAGTGGATCAATCGGAGCAGAATCAGGAACTTGGGTGATTTCACAAATGAATAATTCAAATGCACATGATCATGGTGGTCGAACAAATAGAGCAACTGTCAAAATATCTCTTAAAAAATATGATGCTCATAAGGTTTACAGACCACTATGGAACCACAGGCATTCTATTATGGCGGATGGTATTCATACCCATACATTTGATGGTAATTGGAGACCAGAATATATAAAATTTTGTGAAGGAGTTCTTCAATAATGAGTAAATTTTATACAATAAATTCCCAAAATAAATTTAAAGTTCATTCTGTACCGGACAAAGATACATATGACCATAATATTTCAGATATTGGAAGATTGATATATTCTAAAAGCAATCAACGATTATGTATTGGTACTACAAATCAATGGATTAATGTTGCAACACCGTATGATATTTTAGATCAAAATACGAAAGCGTTATTTGGATCATACCCTTTGCCTACTGGATGGAATTTAGACACAACACATACTGATAAAGCAATTTTGTTTACAAATGATGATTCAAAAATTGGTGATGTAACGGGTGATTGGGTAATTTCTGGTATGAGTGAAAGCGGCAGTCATTCACATACTGTTGGAACACCCACCTCTTATATCTATCATAGGAGTTCAGGATATTATGATTTAGCAACATATAATCATATTCATACAGTTAGTTCAGATGGTGGACATGAACATTCTATGGGTGGGTCATGGAGACCATATCACATAAAATATTGTATTGCTGAGTATCAGTAGTAAAATAATTTACATTTTTAGCAAAAAATGGTATAATGGAGAAAAATAATGGCAGTAAAAGATGAATTTAGATTACATATATTTTATTTGAGTAAGTTGATGGAAAAATATCCAAGGGTGTTGTTATATGGACCCTATGGTGAAGGTAAAGCAACATTATTCAGAACCTTGAAGAAAAAATTCACAGATGTAAGTTTTTATTCTTTTGGTGAAAATGAGGTTGAATGTCCATTTGTTTATGCTATCTCAAGTGATGAAGATTATACTCCTGAATTTGATATTATTTATTGTATGCAGTATTCTACAGAATATAAAGAAGACAGGACAAAATATACTTTTCCTGCTGGAGAATGGCATCCTATGATTGATTATGTAGAAAAAGCAAAAAATAGGGAGAAAGGTCGAATAAATTTATCAGGTAAAACATTCAAAGCTCTTGATAAATTGAGAGCAGCTATAAATTAGGAGTAAAAATGTTAAAATTCAAAAATGCGTGGAACTGTAAAAAATGTCCAGAAACGGCGGAACAACCCAATGGTTGCCCGATGTGGTGGGAAATGCTAATGACACATGATGTAACTAATGAAAAAAAGATTGAGAAGGGTTGTGGTTTCCAGATGTTACCACAGTTATTGTCTTTGGGAATTAGCGAAACATTACATGGTACTTATGCAGCATACGACATGCGAAATAAGGTTGTGAAAAATATGGGTAAAGTATTTCAAGCATTGAATGAAAAATTTCAATTACCATCTGAAATACATGAAGAAATTGAATTATTGGAGGTAGGGAAGGAGGATGGAATATCAAGAAATAGAACTGAAGGGTAAATTTTGGGCTGAAAAATTATCAACGAAACCGGTATGGGCCACAGGAGATGAAGGTCGGATAATATATGCTCAAGATACTTATAAAATTCATATTGGAAAAAGTTCTGATTGGGAAGAAGCGGCTTACGGAGATGCTTCAACCTTTCTGTTGAATAACACCAATCAAAGCATAGCAGGTAATTTTCTTCCAGGGACAGATGATACACATAGTCTTGGCAGTGGCAGTTATAAATGGCTGGAAATTACTGGAACAACATTTACAGGTACAGTTACAACAGCTACATATGCAGACCTGGCAGAAAAATACACAACAAGAGAAGAATTTCCAATTGGCACAATTCTTGAAGTAGCTTATGAGGAAGAATTTGATTTGACAAAGACATCAGGTTTGACTGATTGTTTTGTTGGTGTTGTGTCTGAAAAACCAGGGTTTGTAATGAATCAAAATGCAGAAGGTCAGTTGGTTGGCCTCGTTGGCCGTGTGCCTATCAGGATCATTGGCCCTGTCAACAAAAGAGATATTATTGTTGCAACTACAAATGGTTGTGGCAAGGCAGATAACCATGAAGAACTTATTTACAAGGTAGCGGTTGCGCTTGAAACTAATCCGTCACCATACGAAAAACTTGTTGATTGTATAATCAAATAAAGGAGTAAAAAATGTTTCAATTTGAAGTTGTTGTTACAGAAAAATGTAACTTACATTGTGAATATTGTTATATGATAAACAAAAGTAAGCATATGACTAAAGAGGTTTTCGATGCTCATTATGCTGCTTTGCCCAGAATTATGGATGCATATGGAGAGGAGAGGTTCACCACAACTTTGTTCGGCGGTGAGCCTCTTTTGAATTGGGGCCTCATAGAATATATCCTACCAATAGTTGATGCTGACCCCAAATGTCAAGGTGTCACGCTGCCTACCAATGGCCTGAAAATCACACAGGAGATGATCCACACACT